TGCTGTAATGCTGCTCTTAGTTCCTTTTCCATAGCATCGTAACTAATCTTTACTTCTTGTAAGTCTGCCAAACTACGTTCCATTGAGTTAATTAAATCAGTTCTATGTTCGTGTTTTTGTTTGATTTCTTCAAGGCTTATTTTAATCTTTAAATAAGTAGTATCTAAGTTTACTTTACCTGTTATAATAGTTAGTTCGTCCATTTATTCGTGTTTTTGCTTAGTTTAATATTCAATACTACAAGAGTTTCCACAATCTGATTCAAAATCAAATAAATCATTTTCGTAAATATACTCATCAGTTGCTTTTCTAAATGGTTGTTTAGCGTGTTCAATTATTTGTTGTATTGATTCATTCATTCTGCCAAAATAAGCACCGCCACTTTTTACCATTTCATTATATTGGTCTTTTCCTTCAATCGGAACCAAAGAATATTTATGTTCCATTTCATTCCACCAAATTAACTTATCAGGGTTTTCAATTGCTATTGTCATTCGTTTGCGTTTAGATTTTTCAAAACAAAATTCGCAATTGCCCTCATAACCTTTTATATTTAATTTAATTGGTTCTTTGCTCCAAAACTTATTTCTTAACCTGCTATCAATTCCATTTTCAAATGGTGGGTAAAATGTATTGTTTTCTTTGTAGCTTTCCGAAACCCTATCTATTTCATCAGTTCTAATTCCCAAGGCTAAACACCAATTATTTACACCAAACAAATCATTTGCATATTTTTCTAAAGGAACTAATTTTAATTCTCGATTGCACCATTTATTAACTCTACTTGGTATTCCGTATTTTTTTATTCCATTTTCAAATATTTTTCCTTTTAAATCTAACTTATCAAATGAAGTAATTTTATAGCTTGTTCCTTTGTGTTTATTTGGGTTTATAATAGCTTCTAACCAAACTAAATTTAAATTATAATACTTATCACATTCATTCATAAATTCAAGGCTTCTAATATCTTCTTTACCTGTATTCAAAAACACGTTAACAACATTACATTCAGGATACCACTCTTTCATTTTAATAGCCATCATTACTGATGTTAAACCCGCACTTGTAGCGCAAATAATATTATTACTTGTTTTCATAATTAAAAAGGTATATCGTTATTTTTCATCTTTTCGCTAAACGAAAGTAATTCTTTTCCGTTTACTATATCGGGTTCAATTAAAGGAAGTTGTTTTGAAACCGTTTCTTTTTGTAACGGGTTGGTTTTTGGTCTAACTGACTTCAAAGGGTCAACTCCATTAATTACAAAACCTAACCCCGAATTAAAATCAAACATAATAGGGTCATTCAATGCAGTATGTTTACCTCCCGTATCCATATCTTTAACTTTCTCAACGTTTACCCAAGTGCAGTATTTCATTGTTTCGTGTTTTACTAAGCGATGTATTACAAACAAGTCATCACAACGATTACTAAACGCTTTACCTCCTTCGATGTGGTCTTTTAAAGGTGCTTTTAAATGCCCTTTATATTCGCCTTCCTGATAAACGTTACCACTTCGACCGCTTTCACTATTCGGGTGCGTGTTTATGTAAATTGTAACTCCAAACTTATTACAGAAATCACGGCAAGTATTTAAGAAATTGTAATTGCTTTGAAAATCCATTTGCCTATCCAACCCAGTGAATGGGTCAATCAATGCTACATTACATTCGCTTTCTTCAAACAACTTTAATAGTTCATTTGGTTTGTATAGTTCTTTATTGCTTATGAACTTAAATTGTTGTTCAAGTATTGTAACACCCGTTTGAATTTGTTGGTAGGTTAAATCTTTGAATTTTATTCCGTAATACATTTGTAGTAAATCACGAAGTATTGTAGCTTTCTTATTTTCACCGCTCCAAATGCAAAACTTTAAATCGTGTTTAAGTGCCAACGTTAAGAAATACCAATTTATCCAATACGTCTTACCAACGTTATCGTGTCCGAGAATGATGTTTAGTTGATTAGGTTTAAAACGAATATATTCGTCTAAATCGCAACCGATTGAAAGACCGTCTTTTATTTTTCCGTCTTTATAATCGAGCAAGTATTGTAGGCAGTCACCTTCTTTTGTTATCATTTGTTAGGTTTTAGGAATCCGAGTTTAATTGCTTTTAGTTCTTCAGGTGCAATACCTTCGGTTTCATATTGTTTAGGGTTTCTACTATGCCACGTTGACAATCTTTGCTTAATACCAAAAGTTTTTTCCTTTTCAAATCTAAGTTTTTTATCATTTTCTCCGTGTTCACTCCAATAATTAAAAAAGTCACGTAACATTTGTTTTGGATATTCTTCAACATATTCAGTAAGTGAATCGTAAAACTTGATTTTACGTTCTTCTATTGTTATTTGTTTCTTTGTTTCTTGTTTATTTATACTACTATTGCTTTCACCTTGCTTTGTTACGTGCTTTATCATTGCTTTATCAAGTGCTTTATCAGGTGCTTTATTAAAATTTGATATGGCAACTATATTACTTGAATATTGATTTTTACTTTTTTCAATCAAGTTTATAAACCCAAACTCCACTAAATCATTCAGCGTATTTATATAAGTGTTATAACTTCTTATTCCAATAGCTTCCTTTGCCATAGTTGTAGGAAGTCCAAATTTTTCTTTCCAACCTAATCGATTACAATGTTCAATAATAAAAAAATAAAGTGCCGTATGGTTTGGATTGATTCGCTCAGGATTCTCAAAGCTCCAGTCAAACCATTTTCTACTTAAATCATATCCGTTCATTTTTTAAATTTTAGTAATAAAAAAACCCCTTAAAATCCTGTGCATCCTACCTCACATTCATTTAAAGGGTCAATAATACCTTACGAGTTTATAATGTAGGATGAACTCGAAAACAAATATAATACTTATTTTTTAATCTTCTTCAAAATTCTTGTAATAATTTCTTGATATGTTAACACGGATTCTCCACCGCTTTATTTTACGATAGTCAATCTTTTGTTTAGGGTTGTAGATTATAAAGGTCATAGCTTTTCAATTTCGTGTTTTACTTGTTCCCAATAATATTCTTGTGTATATTGTTCAATTAAATTATCTGACGTTTCTGTATATACAATAACAATTGGGTGGTTTAATTTTAATATCTCATCAATTGCAATTAATGCACATAGTTTAGCTAAGTTTATATCATATTCAAATATAGTCTGATGACACCATTTTCTTCCGTTATCAATTGCAGGTAGTTGTAATAAATATTTTTCAACTAACTGAGTCGCTTTATCTTTTGGTGTCATAGCTTTTCTATTTCGTTTACTACATTTTTCCAATACTTTATACGTTCTACGTCCAACGTTTCTCTAATCATAGAATGAGATAAATATATTGCGCATTCTTTTGCTTTCTTATAATCTCTTAAATTCAATTCAATAAAGAAGTGTTGAACTAAACTAAATGCTTCGTCTTTTGGTATCATATGTTAGATTTTATTGTTATTACGTCTTTATTTACTACAAAGTTTCTCGTCTTTTTGTACTCTTGCATAAACTGAAGATAGCGTTTCGCTCCGTTTGCGTCCATTACCATATCTTCGAAATATTCTTTACCTTGCATTAATTCGTCTTTTAGTCGCTCAATCATTGATTCTAAAACGTCAAAGTTCGTGTACTCAAAAACAATCGTTACTTTTTTAGCTTTCATTTTTAATTCTTTTATGTTTTCCTGTTCTTAATATATCGCAGTAATTGATCCCGTGTTTTTGTGCGTACTTTAAAACGTATTCTTCGCAATACTCCAACACGGATGAAGTATAAAGATATTTATTATTAATGCTTACAATGTAATTAACGTAAGTACTCCCCTTATAAGTCTGAGTTATTTTTCTTATCCACCTGTACTTCATCGCTGAATAAATAAAATTACAATAATAGACCCTAACAAATAACCAAAGGCACTCGAGAAAGCCATTTTAATACGTTCTAACCACGTTTTAGATTCTACTACATAACCAATGAAGGGCAAACCTAAAAACGGGCTTATAAAAGCAAAGAACATCATTCCGTAAATTTCACCTTCAGCTACAAACCTAATATAAAAAGTCGAACATATCTCAATAATTAAAGCAGATAACCCAATAATAAAGTATTTCATATTCTTGACCATGTTTTATTATCTTCATTCCACCTAACACTATACGCTTTTGCTTCACAAACTTTCATATACAGCTGCATATTTAAACGTCCCGTGTTTTTTTTCTTTTGATCGTGCCAGTAATTAATAATCTCAATCAAAGTTGGATTTGCTTTTTTATTCGTTCTCATGGCATTAAAATAAAAAGTGATACCAACATACCAAACGTTCCGAGAAATAGCGTTAAACCGAACGTAACGACCTTTAAAAACTCTTTGTGTTCTTCATTCGCTGGTGTAACTTGGTCTAACAAGTCGTAAAAGTAATTTTTCATAATGTTTTATTTAATTGTTTAGGCAAATATACATTATTCTTTTTAATATAGTTACATTTTTTTCAGATATTTTTTTTCAGAATTAAGAATTAGCAATAATTGCTTACGGGGGTATCCCCTAAAAATTTAATTCATTTATACATATATACCCAATAGGAGTGTTTCTTAATTCTTAATTCTATAAACTAAAAAACCCCTACCGAAGTAAGGGTTTCCTAAACAATTAAAATTATGAAATTATGCGCTACAAAGATATTACTTTATTCTACGTAACAAAACTTTTCCTAATATTTTACCTACTAACTTGAAAAAACCGCTTTGTGCGTCAACTTTCACCTCAACGTTGTCAGCGGTCTTCTCAACCTTTACATCTAAATTTTTTGAGTCGTAGTTAACTTTTACTTCTCCGTCTTTTCGTTCAACATTAACATCTATGTTTTCAGTGTCAATATTTACGTTTAAATTTTTCTTTGCCATTTTATGCTTCGTTTGTTGTTATTACTCCTTTTGCTTCTAATTTAACCTTTCGAACATTTACAGGCTGTGCTACTTTCCATGCCGTTCTACGTGCCTGATTTAATCTACTCTTTGCGATCCGTGAAATGCTTACCGAGTTATTTTGATTACCGCCCAAAACGTGGTAGTGTGTGTCGTCTTCACCTACGTAAATTCCTACGTGACCGCCACCGTTTCTTTTGAATGTAAGAACATCTCCTAACATTGGTTCTAAAACACGGTTACCAAACTTATTCCAGTTCAAAGCCCATAACGGTCTCTCAACTACTTCTAACCCTGCAGACTTTGCGCAGTAAGCTATAAACAAACCGCACCATGGAATCTCATCGTTTGTGTAAACGTTTGAAAGTCCTAACTCTTTTGCCCAACCTAAAATTATAGGGTTATGCGCTTTGCCTACTATTTCTTTTACTCCAAGTTGTTTAACGGCTTGCACTAATATTCTCGGAGCCTTTTCGTCTTTTAGCCAGTCGTAACTCATTCAGTTTCGTTTAATTCGTCTTTTGGTATTACGGCATAAGTTTCAGTACCTTCAATTTCTTTAGTTAAAGACGAACTTTTACCTTTTCCGTAACAGTCGTAAAGACGGTGTTTAAGGTCTTGAACGTCGCTGTGCGTGTACCATAACCATAACGCAAGAACTCCCGTAGCTCCTTGCTTTTTAATAATATCTAATATTTGTGTAATTGGTAGCATCTAATTAATTTTCAAAAGGTGGTGGGGTTGGTTTAGGTTCGTAGGGAATTAATTCTAATTCTTTAACCCAAAGATAATCAGGGTTTACGCATTGCTCCATTTCCTCTACTGAAATAATCCAATTATCGTTAAGGTCTTGTATAGGGTTGAAGTAGCTATCTGGTGCATACCATTGACCGATTAATTCGTCTTTTTGTAACTCAGTAAGTAACCCTACGTACGTTAATCTTTGTTCTGCTGTTAGTTCTGTTAGTTTCATATATTTCTAAAGTTACTCAAAATATCTTTAAATGTTTCATGAGAATAAGCTCCCTTTGCTTTGTTAGTCCATACGCAAACAAAATGAACATTACCTTCTATATACCCTAACTCATTATCAATTCTATCTAAAGAAATTAAATAAGGACTTGAAGTCATTTCTCTTTTTTCATTATATGTTTTAGGACAAAGCATATCCATATTAGTATAGGCACATTTGTAATTTTGACTTTCTAATAATTCTTGCAAATATTCTATTGAAACTTCAAATGGATATGTTCTTGATTTTGCATTTGCCTTCCATCTTCCATATAAAGCGTTATGAATATCTTTAGTTCCTCCTTTATTACAATTTCTTGGTTTTCTAACTCCTGTTGCCCATGCTTTTTTACTACCAGAGCCTTTACCAACTAATCTTTCTATATTATTTCTATCTAATAAAAATCTTACTTTTTCGGCAGAAATTTTATATTTTTTTATTAAATCAGTTTGACTTAAACCATTAAGATAATCATTACATAAATCATCCTCATAAGAAAATCTATTTTGTTTTATAGCAGAGTAAAGTTCTGTCTTACCCAAGACAGCAATACCATGCATTTTCATAGTTCTTCTAACTCTGTCAGTTGTAGCGTTCAAATCTTTTGCAATTTCATGCGTTGTTTTTTTACCATAGTTTGATTTTATATAATCAACATCTAATGGTTTCATATTATTCCATCTTCCCATAATACAAATATACAACAATACAATCATATTATCAAGGGATTTGGCGATTTAAAGTAGTTTGAAATGCTTGTACCGCTGTGTATAAATTAGATGCTTCGGTGTCCGTTAAACCTTCTGAAATATATCCAAATGCATAATTTCTTGTATTTGTTCTAAACCCTATATAATGAGCAGATATTGTTGCTGCGCCAGTAGAAGTTAAATTAACAACTCCATTTCTATATCCTTTATGAGTTCCGCCTATCCTGTTTATACTATAAAAGCCAGGTGATGAATCTCCAGATACTGAAGTTAAATCTCCATACATATAATATCTTGTGTTAATGTATAAAGCTATTCCAAAAAATGTATTAAACGAAGCTAAATCATAACTATTACTATTAACATTATTTCTTAAATAAAAACCTAATCCACCATTTGTAGCTGTTAAATTCCCACTAATTAATAAATTTGTATTAGCTTCAGTATTAACTCCGTTTCCAGTTATTCCATTTGAGTTATGCGTCCATCCACCGCTAAATGTCAATCTAAACGCTGCATCTAAATCTCTTGGATCTTTGAGGTTCCATTTATGAGTTGAAGCAGTACCACCTACAAAAGGATACAAAGCTTTTGATTTAGTCCAAACATTATACCCTTTCAAGTCAACTACCAAAGTATTGATTGCCGCTTGTTGTGTTGGGTCTGTAATTGCAGCCGCTGTTATGAATGCTTGAGCATCAGGGTCTGTTGTAACACCTACAATATCAGTTAAACCCGCCCAACTATCTGCGTGAATATCTCCCCAACCAATAGCGTTGTTTGCACCTTGCCCCCAACCTATTGCGTTGTTTGCTGCTCCGTCACCCCAACCGTTACTATTTGCCATAATTAAGTAGTTTTATCACCCCACATAACCCATTCGTTAGTTAGGCGTTTTCTTAATACTATAACTGAATATTGTCCGTTTGTCTTATATTCAGCATTCGAACTTCTTAAAGTTACACCAGCAGCACCCGAAATTGTTACTTGTCCTGTGCCTAACTGACAAACATAAATTACCGTTCGGATAGGAATTGCCGTAGTTGCATTAGCTGGAATAGTTACTGTTTCAGCACTTGAACTATCAATCTCTACCATGTAATACGAATTATCCAAAGTAAGCGTGTGTGAGGCACTATATTTTACACCAGCTACTTGTACTACTTCAGCACCCGTAACATACTTAGAATCGTACGTAGAACCGTTAAAATCTGCTATTGCTAACCTATCTGTGCGCTCTAACGTTGCGTTCTTCGCTGTTAGTTGACTTATCTTGACATTTGCCATTTATCTTTTTTAAATAAATTTCTAATTTTCTAATATTTTCAGCCTTAGGCTTGTACTTTTTTAAATGAACCATCCAAAATAATTGTTTTGTGTGTCTGGGTACATATCCCCGTTAGAATTCAAGTTGTATTCAGGAAATAAGTCTTGGTTAAAACTCATGTAATCAATAAACCTTTCCGTGTAATGCTGTGCAATTGAACGCTCTTTTTCAATTAAGAAATCGATTTCGTCTTTTTCTACGTTTGTAGCATTCTCACTATTATGCTTAAATACGCCTTTGTTAGCGATTGTGTACGCTGCAAAAGGTAAATACTCAACCATCGCCCAATGTATAAGCATAGGCTTTATATACGTCGTTACAAGCGACAAATAATTTCCGCTTAAATCATCGTTTACAATATCAGTTTTTATTTTCTCCAATAATTTAGTACCTAAATAAGTTTGAATGTGAATATCTTGCGACACCTTTATCCATTGTATAAAATTGTCCGTGTCTACGTTGCCATTCATAGCAGTAAACTTTACTACATCTTCACGAGTTATTAATAATGCTTCCGCCATTTTATTTTCTGTAATATCCTTGGTTTGGCATATCAATTGGTCGTTGACTTACCAAACTTGGGTTTTTAACAATATAACCTAATTTCGCAGCTTTTGCGCCTGCAATTTGTTTTACTTCTTTGCTATCAATATCTAAAGCCTTACCAGAAAGCGTTGCGTAAACTC